TCTTTGCCAGTACTTCGTGTAGTAGTACCACACGCACATTTAAATTTACTTTTTCCCATTTTTCTTAGGCTTTCTTTTCTTGGCGGTCTTAGCCGCATTCTTAAAGTCCTGATCACTGGGGGCACCTTTAGCTCCCTTTTTTCTCATGGGTTTTCCGCTTTTTCTTTTTTTATGAATATTACGATATAAACTCATTTACGACCTCTGTTTCTAGCCCGATTGCGGGAAGCTTTTTCTTTAACGACACGCCCCGACTTAGTGTGAGACATGTCTTTACCGTCGCCATTACCGTAAGTACCTGCCTTACGGTTAGCAGCATTTAATTTAGCGCGATACTTTTTGCGTTCAGGTGTACTATGATAAGATGTATTATACTTATTCTTTTTAGCTTTAGATTGAGGATTTCTATCATAATAATATTTAGAATTCTTTTTACCTGATGGCATAGTATCTCCTTAAATGCCCACCTTGGATTTTACCCCAAGGTGGGACTGACTGGTCCTGAAGGTAAGTTCAACAGAACCAAAGTAGCGAAGCTTAGGTACCGAACTTAAACGGTGGATCTAAGTTCATTTTATCTACGGTAGACTCAATGCCTTCCATATCTAATTCATCGCGGTGATCTACAATTACCCGACACACCACTTGGTATAAACCGGGAGTACATTTTGAAGGGTCATCAAGATCTTCTGATAACCTACTTACTAATTTATTTTTTAAAGTTGAGATATCACTCATAGCTCTCCATTACGTAGATGCGACAAACACTTCTAAGTCAACGCTTGCGGTATTAGCTTGAGCGTTAAATTTATCAACATTAGTAAATGCTGAGAAAGCTGCTCCATTAGTGTTAGTCTCAAGATCGTTGTTATACATAAGGAAGGTTTGACCCGCTTCAAGTTTAACGTAAGCGGTTTCACCACTATTTTCGATTATACCTAAGGTAACATAGTTAGTATTGTCTTTGTTTGTAATTCTAATATATTTAATATTAGTTGAAAGGAATGCTCCGGGTCCAACAGTTGCTTCAAGAGTAAGAAGCGTCCTAGCTGCTGACGTATCAACAGTCATAATCCTATTATCGACCTCATTAATAGAAGCAATTGTTAATGTATTAGTAACTCCGCGATCAACTCCATTAAGGGAGACTGCTTCGGTGTGAGTTACAGTAAGTGTAGCTGGTGTAATTGTAGATGACATGTTTTACCTTCCGCTTTTAGCGTTTCGCCCCGGTCGGTTACTGCCTGTACCGAGGACTCTTTTTTTAGTTTTTTTTACTCCGGGTTGTTTACCAGCCCTCATTTTAGCAGCGGCTCGTCTTTTTTTTGCTGCTGCTGCTAACTTCTTTTTTTCTGCTTCAGTTAATTTAACCATATCTATTCGCTCCTTGTATAATTGGCGACCCGTGAGGGACTTTAGTTTTATAGGTGTGACTAGCGTCTAAAGAAGATAACATATCAAACTTACGGGCTAAACCACCTTCAATTTTTTCAATTTCAGATAAAAATGAGTTGTCATTTGTAGATGAAATAAGATAGTGAAATTCATAAAAATTTACATCAGTTGCAATAGCATTATAACCAGACGAATTTTCTCTAGCACCAATAGTAATTTGGTTTTCTCTTGCAGTGCTAGTTAAAGTAATGTCTTCAATAGTATCTAAACTTGTTGTAGTTTTATCTGCTCCATTAACTCTAACAAACGATTGACCACTATTGTTTTCAGTTCCTGCTACAATTATGTAATATTCCCTATCGTCTGCAATTGCACTAGCATAAGTAATAGTTTTGACTGTCCCGCTAGATCCTTTAGTCAACAATCTAATATCTTGAGGAAAACTAGATCCGTTTAATTCCAATCTAAATTGATTAGCTTTATCACTTTGCTTCATACATAACAAACAACATTGAGTAACAGCAGAAGGAGGAGTTTTAATCACAAACACTACAGCAAAGTTATTAGCTGATACATCTACATTAAAAGCATTTCCTATATCTGCATATACAGCAATAGGTACTTCAGGTGCAGTTGCAGATCCAGCTACATTAAAGTAAGAAAAATAATCTTTTACAGAGTCTGCTGCAAGAGCAGGCTCATCGCTAGAAACTGTACCAAAATCATGACCGCTATCTGACCAATCAGACCAAAGCTCAAGAAATGCAGTACCATTAGTAGGTTTTTGCATATTCTCAGAAATTAGCGCGGCTTTACAAGAGGCAATTTCACACTGGTTTGATGAAAACACACCGCCGGTTTTAAAACTCCACTCTCTATCCCAAGGCTGAGGAACAACCCAATTAACGGTCGAAGCTTTTAGTGTTCCTTCTCGTAAAGATAAAACATATTCTTCGCTGCCTCGGCCTAAAATAGAAGTCCTGTTCTGTCTTAAAGAACATTTCTTTTCGTTTTCATTTGTAATTCCTCTGTTTTCGGAATTGATTGGCCCATCAATAGTTAAGGCCATTAGACCAATATCACCGTAAGAGGTATGGGGTTTTCTTCCCGATGTCGGCATTTAACACCTCACTTTTTCTTTTTCTGTTTCTTAATCATTGCTGCACCTCTACCCGGATTTTGTTTTACAGCAGTTACCTTCTTTTTTTTCTTTTTCATCGCTTTTTTCATTCCTCGTGTCATTGTAAAATCTCCTTTGTTTTACATAGTTTTTAAATTCTTTGGAGGTATTAACGTAATACCCCCCTTTTTCTAATAGTTCTGAATATTTATTAACTTTACTTAAACGTTGTATAAATACCCAGCCATAAGGTTCATCAGTAAGATAACCCCAATCTTCTTCTGTTTGATTGGGATCTTCACAATCATCGTTTGGGTCAAAGCACATTACGTACAAATCTTTTTTATGTAACTCTTTATTAAACTCTTGTTCCCATTTATCGAGGTTATCCCACTCTTGGAAAATAACAGCTATTAAATCATAATCATCAGACCAATTAGTTATTTCTTCAATAACTTTTTCTTCTTGTCCTAAAACAGTTTTAACTTTATTTTCTATCCACGCTTTTTTTGCAAAAGGACATGGAGGCATGTTGTTAAAATGCAAACTGGGTTTATCTAAATAATTAATAATCCAGTTTTCTATTTCTTTTTGTATTACGTTTAAATTTATTATCCTCCTCCAATCGTCCCATCAGTGTTTGTATCTAAAGCTGCTGACAACTCTTGGAATTTTTCAACTTGTCCATCACGAACAGTTTTAATAGCCCCAATAGATCCCGCTCCCATGACAGTACCAAGAATCATATATTCTCCAGTCTGCATACCGCGATCATCCTTTAAAAAATTTTTAATTGCTTTAATCATTTGATCCTCTTTCTAAATCTCGAAGACGGTTTTCATGGTCTTCTGTTCGTTTTCCAAATGTTTTTAATTGTTCAGCTAAACTAGCTAACTGACAGTTCATTTTCCATAACATACTAATAATACCACCGCCAATAGCTAACTCAATAACGGAAATCATTTCAATGTTTTCCATTTTATCTCCTTGAACTGACAGCAGACTGCCCAAAATAAAAACCAATAATAGCAATAAGGGATGTACGTAATTCGGTAACAAGAAGAAATCCTTTTACTTCATGAAACTGTTCTGTAAATAACCCAAAGATGCCACCAAATTCACCCTCGACCCACGTAGGGATACCAAAGAATGAAAGAATAAAAGGCGCACCAACCATTGCAAATAAGACACTAATAACAATGAATCGTCGTACCCACGTACCGCCTGCACCGCCTCGTGCTTCAGCACGGTCAGCAGAATCATCGGCAGCAACTTGAGTTTTAATAGCCAATTCAGCAAGAGCTGATTGTCGTTCTACCATAGAACCAATTAATTTAAAGATAAAACCGGAAAGACCTCCGCCAATAAGGGACAACAATTCAACTGGCATAGCTTAACCCTCCCAGACAGTCTTACCAAAGACTTTCAGTGCTTCCCAAAAACCTTTAAAAAAATTAATAACTGTTTTGTAAATAGCCTTCATAGTGGGCCTCATTTCTTTTTCTTTGTAAAAGATCTATAAGCAATAGCTAAAGCTACTCTTTCAGCTTGCGTATCAGGCGTATAATCTAATGTAGAACCGCCAGTAAAGTCTGTTTTGCTCATTTCAGTAGTAGTATTAATACCAGCACTAAAAGTAATAGCGGTATTACCAGATGAACCTTTATCAGCCTGAGTTAAAGTAAGAACCTTATCGTCTCTAGATACAGTAATCGTACCGTTATGTCCATTAGCGTGTTCAATAGCCTGCTCAAGGTTATCAACTAAACCAGCAGCGGTAGTTTCTCCTGAAATCTGGACAACAATGTTACCGCTATCCGTAGCTCCATTTGCTTTACCACCGCCGTTAAAAAACTTGTAAATTTTAGACGTACCCACGCCGTCAATAATAGTAATTGTCTGAGCATCTAATGCTGCTGGAATACCGCTGGTGTTTAAGATACCAGTAACGGTAGCAGTGGCTGAAACATCAGAAGTAGACTGACC